CTCCAGGGGCAAATCCCGACCCTATTGTCTGCCCCCCGAAGGGCTGATGCCCAGCGGTGAAGTAGCTTCGCTGATCTCCAAAGTTATTTTCATCAAAACATTCGTAATCTACGTATCCATACTTTTTGCCGCCGGATGATTTCGCAAAAAGATCTACCACCCAAGTCCAACTATTTGGACCCCCTACCTTCCTACCATTAAGCCCCATTGCATTGGCCGGATCCCAATCAGGATAATCAGGAAGAACGACATCAGATTTTAATCCATAGAAATCTCTAACCCTCGCTTTATTTGTAGCTCTATTAGGGGCAGAGTTTCGAATATCGGTCTTAGTCCTTATCCCAAAATAATCTGCCATAGCTGCCTCTGGCCCATACATTGATCCCCCAAAAACATATCCTGTAGCTACCCTACGAGGCATAGACGGAGATTTTCCTCCTCCTCCTCCACCAGGATCAGGATCTCCCCCGCCAGGGGGGACGGGGCTGATATCAGGATTACGGATTATATTTTTAAGCCTTAAATTTAAAGTTCTATAGACTCTATTGACCTCATAATCTAGTTGATACTTACCTACAGCAGCATTTGCTATAGACAAAGGAGGCATCGCTGCCGCAACTCCCGCCCTCTCGTTATAAGATAATTCTGCTGTTCTAAAGAAAGGCCTTATATCAACGATATCATCATTTGTAATTATCGCAGCTCCCTTTTTATTGAGAGTAGCAGTTTTGTTAATCTTAACATAAGCAACAGGAAGTATAGTCTGACCAGTGAGTAACCAACTATCGGTTTCTAACTTCTCTGAAAGTAGGGGTGATATATTTAGTAGGTCTTCTGGGGAGGGGAACGATCCATGTATCCCTGTTGGCTGGTTAATTCCTGATAAAAATCCGCTATCTGTATTATTTTCATCTCCCACGCTAGGCATCATTACTGATCTGCCTTCGGAGTCCACCCCCTTAACATAAGTAAAATTATCCTTAGGCTTAGAGTGCTCGTTTAGCCCAACTCCTGCGCCAAGCAGAACGCCAGCGGTCGCCGCAGTGATCTTTGTTCGTGTCTTCGGATTACCAGTAAATTTACCAATCTCAACAGAACTAGTATCAACTGGCTTAGAGTAAATGAAAATCAAGTCTATACGAGAGTTAGCATCAATAAGAGTTTTCTTCCCTGTTGCGGAATCAAGATAGAAAAAATCATTTTCATCAAATGCGGGAATCGTAACATTCAATTCTTGGGGAACATCTACAATTGCAGTTCTAGCAGTGCCCCTCCAATATCGTATAAGTTCCTGTTCTAACGTTTGTAAGTTACCTGTGAACCCAGGTTCCTTGGAAAAATCTGTACGAGTAGTGTCATCTGCGCCAATAAAATCGCTCGCATATTGATACCATTGAGTTAATTGAGAAATAGGAAATGGTCTATCTGCTAGCCTTCCCCCTCTAGTAGTAAAATCATTTGGTCCAGGCCAGCTAGTCTTCATATCCTCCGAATTTATAGGAAAATCAGGCGTAAATATCGGATATGTAAATGCTCTCTCTGAAAGACCATTAAGGCCTAAAGCATTTATAGAAAGTGTGGATCTCGCTCTAGAAACTAAATCTGTTAACACGCTTGCCCCAGAGAGAGATAACAATAAATCCTCCCCTATATTTATGCCTTCTTTTTGGAAAAAAGAAGAAAGCCTATCTATATCAGTAACATTATTAATCCTTGATGTGTATCTTCCTGCTTTAATACGGATAATATTATCTGAATTATTTGCATAAGGCTTGAGTTCTGCAATATCTCTCCTTCTAATATCAGTGTCTATATCTATACCATCTAATCTCTCTTTTAGATATTTGGTATTTTCATGAATTTGCTTTAATGGAATATTGTCCACTTCCCAGTAGTAAGGATCATTAGCCTTAAAGAACCTTACGGGGTCAGTAAATTTTCTATCTGTTTGTCCAAATTTAAATGATACCATTCTACATTTCCTTACCTAAATCAAACACGTTAGGAGATACAAAGCCCTTCCCATATCTCTTACTCTCTTCATTCGCCCCTTCTCCTCGAACTCCAGTGGTTGATTTATATATTGTACATATCTTAGCTCTATTAGAAGTTCCCATTGCTCCATTTTTTGCATTAGCAAATATACTAGCAGCAGACTCGTCTAAACGAATTCTAGCGTATGTAGTTGGATCAACTACCTCATTATTATATATAAATCCTGATGTTACTAAAGCTTCATTACCATAGAACCCAGCAGCCTTCATCGCACTAACTTGCAGGAGTGGGTTCGCTCTAATTATACTCCCCCAAGTCGAACTTAAATCGTTCGTTGCAGAAACTGATCCTGATAAGTTATAGCCTTGAGCGAATATCTGCATAGCATACCCATCATCAGGATTAGCCGCACGGTGAGACTCAGAAAGAGAGACGCTACTAAGGAAATTAGCAATGGAATCAACGCTAACATACAGTCTGAATGGACCTACATTCTTTGGAATACCGTCCACAGCCCCGTAAGATGCAAAAGCTACTGGGCTTAATAATTGCTGAGGAAGAGTTATTTGTTTGACCGCTGCTGTCGGAGTATGTACGGACGAGAGCCCTGCAAGAGGCCAAACTCCAATCGCTCCTAACCCAAAGAAATCCAAAACAGACAAGCTACTAGTGTCAGGTGTGGCTGAAGGTGCTTTATATGCTGGGTTTATGGGGTTAGCATTTGTCCCAGTCCTAACCCCCAAACTATTATATCCATCTTTATCATAAAATGCACTAGGACCATAATACATCTCTGTTTCCCCAGCTATCCTTGGGATATTTCTGGGGTCTCTCCCACTGACAGAACAGAAAGACGCATGCAACCTCGAATTATCTGCAATGTTCCAAATGAATAATCTATTACAGAAAGACGCATGGAAGTTTAAAAGATTAGTATTACCTACTTGATCCGCACCACTTATATCGTAAATAAGACCAGAAGGATTCCACCACCCACAAGGGAAGTTCACATTCTTCACATTAACATGGCTACCTCCAACAGCTCTAACACACATACCCCCAGCAGTCACAGCACTAACTGCATACCTTTGGGCTGGTTGATAGAGGTCATCTGTTAAATAGTACCACCTATCAAAACTTTCACCGTCGATATCCTGCATCGTAGGAGATCCAGCAAACTTCTTGAATGTATAATCTCCGTTTTGCCCCTTATCCCCGCCTAGATCTGAATCAAAATTAGCCATTCCACCCTCATCACTATTTTTATATAAATTAGCCCCAATAGGATTAGGATAAAATTGCATGCTACCATGCCTTGTATACGAAGACGTTCCCAACCCATAATTGGTAGTTGCCCCAGTGTCATACTCAGGATTACTTCTAGCTGCCCCATCCCAACAAGCGTTATAGTCCCCAAGATCTGTCATATTTATAGTTGAATTTCTATTAGCAACTAAGCAAGACCTAACCGCATGAAGCTCAACAACAGTATGATTGCCAGACTCCCGCAAAGCCCACCCCTGTATGTCTAGAGCCCCATCTTGAGATCTTTTGTGAGGACCAAACGTTGCCACAGAATTATCTTCAGATAAAACATCAACCCCAAACCTACCTATAAAAGTAGGACCGTTGAATTCGACATTAGAATTTCGCCCTGCATACACTCCCGCAAGACGCGCCTGCTCAGGATAGACTTGTCCGTGGGAGGTTCCATTGGGGCCTATAATTACATTTGCCCCACTAACAGACCCTTTAAATAACGCCTTTGAATTATCAGTAACAGAAATGCAAGCCCCATAAACGGCGGGGCCTATTGATAAATTACCCTCTGGAAAGTGCGTACTCATTATAGGATGAACAAAAGTAGCTGTAGAGCCCCCCCTAATTTCTATAGGACTCAAAGGTGCTATTGCCGAACTGTCAATGCCTGTATCCCCTGGGGCCGCCGCCGAAGACGTTTCAATCCCGTGGGGGTGAGTAAACCTCATTTGCCCATACTTCAAAGGCATAGAAGAGGTAGTAAATGGATCAAAGGTGGACCCTCCCTCCAAAACCATATGCTGACCATTGCCCGAAAAATCAAAAGGATACTCCTTGTATCCAGTTGTGATCGGAGATTGAGTTTGCATTATTCGTAACAGGCCCTTATTGTATTTTATATTACTACCCCTAGACTTGAGTGCCTCTCTCTGGTTTCCGTGAAATCTAAAAGTATCCAAATAAGCGGTAGAGTTCTCTAAGAGGGCTCCCCTGTTATTATTATAAATTGCTAATTTACCATCAAGATCTATAACAGAGTTTCTAGCTATTAACCCATGATCATTATTAAGCTCTATATTAAATTGAGTTCCACTCAAATAATCAGTAGCAACTGTTTGAGCCACGCCTCCCTGCAATTTTGAGTTCTCTAAAATTACCCCATTAGCATTTCTAGAAAAGTTGATTAGGAATTCAGCAGGATAAGCATGATCCTCTTTATGTGGTGTTGCACTAAAAGTTATTTCTGAGTTAGAAGCCTTCAATCCTGCTGCTGTATCAGCAAAAGTTGAGTCCTGTTGTTTGGCATACGACCACAAACCAGTGAGCCTTCTCCCATCTGTACCTGCTCCATAATTTCTATAGGCAGCAATACCTCTCGCAATTGTAACCTTAGAGTTCTTAAAATTAAATCCAGCTTCCGCATTTCGTATAGAAGCACAGTTCTCTATCCAAACATTTGAATTCTCAACATTTACACCAGACTCCCTGTCATAATTACTATCTACAAAGAAATTTCTAATATAGATAGGACCATCACAATTTTGAACATTGATGGAGGATAGCGCATTGCCATACATCATGCCAGTAACCAGATCATTAGTTCCTGCTTGAATATCATGAGTAATTTTAATTTGCTGACTCGTCATCTGATTAGTTGTGCTGACATCGTATTCCCCAAAATAGTGAGGAGCACCAACAGCCTCAATAGAGTCCTCAAAAGGAGTGGTAACAAATACATCAACTGACGCATTGGACCCACTGAGAGCCCCATTAATTCCTACAGACAATCTACTAGGAGCCCTATCCCCTGCTCTGTTATGGACAACTGGTTGTAAGACACTCTTTATATTAGTGTGTCTAGGATCCCCTTTAGGATGTGTTGCACTAAGAACTCTAGAGCCTATATGGACTGCATGAGAATCTTTCCATGTCGCACTAACGTCAGCAGCACTTACTGATTGTATTAAATTATATTGAGCAAGCTTAGGAGTAGCGGTGTAAGTATGAATCCGACTTGTAATAGGCCCTGCGCGACTCCCTGCTGACAAAGAATAAACCTTCGCAAAGTTTCGGTTTATGATTTCCAAAGACCCATTATACCCAATCTTAATATTCTTAAGATTAAGTTCTCCCATGCCACCAAAGTTAGCAACTTCAATAAGAACTGGGAACCTAATTTCAGAAGGCAAAGCCTCGATAGCAGAACTTACATCAGCGAATATATTTCTATTGCAATCAACCTGACCAGTCTCAACCGCATGAGCAGACACAGTGTAAATTATGCCTGGAACACTAGACCCATGAAAGCCTGCATGCTCCCAGTTAAGGTAGGTTCTTTCTTCTAAATCATAAACAGGCTCGTTATCTTGCTCCCAGTTGTAGAACGAACTGGAATCAAATTTAGTAACTTTACCAGTCCAACAATTATAAACCTTTGCTGCTCCGCTTAAAGTATAGAAATCTGTGGGTTTAAAAGGCATAATATTAGAAATTCAATGTCCAACGGAAAACTAATGAGAAATCACTAGTCTTTACAATTCCTGTAAACTTTCTGTAAGCTACTAAGAGAGAGGCCCCTCCTATAATATTTCTAGGGTTTTTCATAAATAACCCTATCTCATTTATAGACGCAGCAGCCCTTGCACCCACGTCTCCAACAGCCCATGATCCAGTATGCCTAGCTGCATAATTTGTATAATTAGCTGTGTCTTCATCTAGAATAAGCGTATACCTTACTGATGTATCATTTATTCGAGTTACATTCTTAAATGGAATCAGGCCATAAACTGAAGTCTTTGCAGTAGTAAGAGCCCCATTCCTTATCTGGAACGCGCTTACTACGCCTAAATTAGAAGCAACTCCCCCGTACTCAGCGACACTTGTCAGTGGACCGCTTAACTGGTATATGGCACTACCAGCAGAATCATCCCCTGACACACCGACTTGAAACCTGTCTAATTGATAATCTGTAATTATATCTGAACCAGAGCCAGAAAACATATGAGATAAGCCAACACCCATACCCGATACGATAACGTTATGGTCATCAAATACTATCTCCTCAGGCTTACCTTTATAGAGCTTTGATATCTGTAAGTGTCCTGTTATCCCTAAATCTTCAATAAATCTCATCAGAAATATACTCTCCAAATAAGTGTAAGATCCTTATAATGCTGCATCCCTGGATCTTCATCGGAATGATCTTGAATCTCTGCTAAATTGGTAGTAAAACTTTTCTTTGCAAACAATTTATATTTCCTATAGTGTTGAGTGGGGTGCCACACATATGGGGGGGTCACTCCAGTCTTTAAGCTTTCTCTTATATCTAGTGCCCACAGGCCCATATTAAATATACCGCCATAAAAATTGGTAAACCCCAAATCACCAGAGGGAATATAAGTTTGATAAATCACTTCCCCTGTAGACGAAAAGGTTGGATGAGCAGAGACGATCATCCCAGACAAATGGATTGAGGGGATATTATTTATAGGAAGTCTTGTGCCCCCATACAACTCGCTACTTGGAGCAACATTCCCAGCCATAGAATATACTTGCCCAAGGTATCCACTAGAATCCATGGAACTAGCTTCATTAAACTTGCCATAAAATATAGCACTAGTAAAAATAGAGGTGCCCAGGGGATTATCACCAACATACCCCTTATCTCGAAGCTGACCTAGTTCAGTAAGTATGATCCCCGCAGACCCACCTTTCTTCCCTGCCACAGGATAAGCCCCACCTAATATTCTGAATTCTCCCAAGCCCCCACTAAATTCTACAACATTAGGATTATGCCCTATCCTCCCTAATGCTTCGAAAGCAGCACTAACATTGTTGGTTATTGGATCAACTTCAGTCCCTGTAAAATTAGAAGGGAAATATTGAGGATTTGTATTATCTTGCGATTGAGGAGTCGCCCAAAGAGTCTCAGAAGACTCCTCCAGTTTGGTATCTAATGGCGAGGGAAATTTGGGTAGTATTCTATACCCTGGGCTGTGTTTAACATCGCCCTCAGCCCCACTAGGGAAATAAGAAGCGAACCCTCCAGCAGCCTTCCCATGTGCAGAAACGAACACCACTGCTGAGGCACTATTCCGCCCTCCCCACAGTTCTTGCTGAGTAGCAATATTAAGAGAATTTACATTATAGTAATCCATTGCACTCATGCAATCTAAGTGAGCATGGTGCTTATACCCTTCTCTGTCTTTGCCAAAAGATATAGCTTGGATAGTATAGTTAGAAGTATCTAATATGTAACGAGAGTCAGGGATAGCAGATAAGCTAGGAGTAGTCGTAAGCATATTTACGACAATCTCCCCAGCACCATCTACAATAAGGTTATCGTCTTCATATAAAAGATTCTCATCCCTTATATCACTTCCCCTATAAACCTCAACTTTTCCCTTAAGCTTCATCAGTTAACAATTTCCAACCTTGTAAAGTTATTATAGCCACTCTGTTTTTCAAAATAATACCATTCAGGGGCTTGCCTATAACTTAGCCTGCCTCCACCACTCACTCCGTATATACCAGAAGTATCTGCCCCACTCTTCCCTGCCATAGGCCCACCTCTGCTAGCATATGGGAGAGCAGCCCCTACTCCCACAGAAGAATTAAAGAACCTAAAGATTTCCCTTAGCTCGTCCCTAGTTATCTGGACTTTAACACTGTCACAAAATTCTCCTCTATTCTCTAATAGTGGAATTGAGTGTAGGGTTCCTGATGCATCGTATCTTGTTTTTTCGTTGAGGGTTAGGTCAACTATACTAACCTCATCAATAAGCGCAAACTTCGTATCATTCGTTGAATCAGGAATCATAAATATTTCAATAACGTAATTTTGAATATCTTTATGAACATCCCTATACGTCTCATGATATTTTCTATCAGGAGTGAGTGATATTGTTTTCATTCCGCATTTACAATTATTACACGTATTAAAAGTAAACTCAGCGGTACGGTAATCCCCCTTATCAAACTCCGTAATTACTGATGGATTATTAATTACGTTATTCCCTTGCTTAACTACATCAATACATCTAAATGGTAGTTTTGGGGGACTCTCTTTGGGGGGAACATAATAGTGAGTTAATTCATCAAGAATTGTTTTTCTACCTATTCCCGAGACCTCATTCATCTGCCACACGCCTTTTGGGGTATATGACCAAAAATATGGCCCCTCCCCCTCAGTATGAATCCACACCCCTAATTTAGCTCCACCAAGATATTTTCCGTTTTCTTCTCCGATAATATTTCTAATACTCAATTTAAATTCATGATCTGGTATTAATGTATTATCATCTCGTTGATAGCCATAAGTTGAAGATAAAGCCTCTGTTGTAAGACCGCTAGTTTCTTTAACAGAGAAACGTAGCCTAGATAATCCATCTATAGCTTTGAGCTTGATAAGCGTATTATCTACGAAGTAATCTTCGCCAAACCCTTTAGCCCCAGCCCTATCAATCCTAAACAACTGGAAACTATTTAAGGGAGAAGAGCCACTCACATGAATAAACTCTACACCACTGATTATATTTCTATTTCGTATCTCTAAAGTCTGCCCAGCACCAGAAGCCATAATGCCTTCCCCAGCAGACAAATAATGATTACCGTGAGCATAGCCAGACCAAGGTCTTCCGTTGGCTTGAGGGACAACAGACCCAGAAAATGAGGGGTGGTCTAAGGTTAAACTAGAGGTAGAATTTAAATGAGTAGAGATAACAGAACTACCCTTAACACTTGAATTTGGCCCAGAGAGATCGAAATTACTATTAAATAGAAGCGGACCCCACGCATGGGAGAAAATAGTGGGTCCATTATTGTAAAGAGTATCTGGCCTTAGAAGATGTCTTCTAAAGTATTTGGTATAAGCATTGTATAATTGGTGTACGCCTCTTCCAAATTGATAGTTATAATAATCATCTACATTATTAGGGAACCACGAATCGAATTCCGTGGAGCTATTCGCAAAGCTTTGCTCTGCATTTAAAGAAGTATAAAAATATGCAAAATCATCAAAGTTTGAACTTACATAATATTCTGCCTTTGCTAACTTCTCTCTTTCCCTAATAGCATGCATAACCCTAATTATTGGGGGAGTCTGTCCACGATCTACATAATTATCATGTCTTTCCCAAGTTGCTCCAATATTATAATATGCATCATTATTTAATCCACTAGCACCTCTACACAAGAATGACGAGGCAGAAGGGACTCCTGAGAAAATACTGGATGAACCGGAATCTTCACAAATATGATAGACATCAGGAAGATTGTCATAACTGGATATAGAGTAGAACTGCCCCGTGGAAGGAATATAGCCTAGGGGAAGGAAGCCTACCGACATGGTTCTAGTTGGAATTTCTTCTTCGGAAGGCATTTCTTCCTTCACAGTAACAGTTTTTTCCACTGTTGAAGCATCCCAGGAGATAGGCATGTTGAATCCTGTTCTATCGTAGTAGCCCTCAGTCGGAAGGGTCATTTTGAAATTTCTTCTTCGGAAGGCATTTCTTTCTACTTCTACCACACCCCCTAGAGTTCCTGGTACTGGGGTTTCCTCAACGTCTGGAAGTGTAATCCCGCTAGCAAGAAGCCCATATATACTGTTAACATCCCGCCTTAGGAACTGCTTACCCCCGCCTTGTTTAAACAATACGTAATTATCATCAGAATCCTGAGATCTCTGTTGCCTAAAGAGTTCCCTCTTTCCACCATACCTTGTTCTCCGCCACCCATCAAAGTGAGTACCAGACACACCCGCTCTAGCAAGGCCTGTCGGATACCTAGTTCTCGCCCCAGACGCTGCGCCAACACCGCCGCCTGTTGTGAACCCTCCTGAGGAGGTCTCAATTAGTCCATAACCTGTATAGAATTCAGACTTATTAGGGTTAACTTTAATATCAGCAGGTCCCTCAGATTTGTTAGCCTCATTTCCTGGTCGATATTCATCAATAGCTGAAGTTTCTAGCCTAATATCTGGTACGGAGTGTGCTGGGGAAAACTCTCTAGCAAGTTTTGCTGCATATATGGGGGCATACTTACCTGCGTTAGTTAAAGTGTCTACCGTGAAATCAAACCTATCTGCCTCTAAAAATACTTTGAAGTGAGAAGACTTCCCATTCCACATACTTAGAACTTCTGTTCTATACTTCGCAGGGTTCGAAACAATCTTTTCAAAATTAGGTGGATCATTTACTCCAGAAGTGAAGATTAGCCACCCGTTCCCATCTCTAAATTTATCCTGTGATCTTAAGGTATTATCTTTAATGTATTCCTTAACATCTACAGCAAAAGATCGACGCACCCCAAAACAAGCAAGCAATTCAGCAAGATCATTTACAAATTGATCGGTTATCTCGCATTGAAGATAATAAGGTATTTCCTCGAAAGGAGGTATGGGATAATCCCTACCCCTATAATCAAAGATAAAATCAGGATCATGTAAAGTTACAAATAGATCAGGAACTTTCTTCCCAGGAGGAAGAGTAGCCTTTCTGTCCGTTGCAACAGTAATAGGGAACGGTTTATAGTTAAAGATAAAGGCTTTTGGATGGAGTGCCACCAAATGCAAAAGAATTGTATCTACTGCATGACGAATATTATCATCCATGCTGCTAATTGAATACCCTTTAACCCCTAATCTCTGAGCTAAGTCTGGTGTCCAATCATCAAAAGTTCTAAAATATTTTGATTCTGTAGCTATAGCATAATAAGCTAAGAATGGAATATAGGATTCCCATAACTCATGAACATCCCCAGAAACGTTTAATGCGTCAGCAAACAACGCATTGGTAGCAATCTGAATCGACTCCTTAGTTCCAGACCTTTTATAAATATCAACTGCATTTTTTAGTTGAAGCCTATGCCTTTCTGGGTCTGATCCTAGCAAATTCCACCCGATCAAGTCTGCTATGTAGGGGAGAAATTGTTTTGGGCACTGCTCTATATCATAAAGAGCATTAATATTTTCTACTTTATCTGTTACATCTGCAAACGAATAAGAGTATGCTTTAAGTAATTTATGGAAAGGGCCTGCCCCAACCGTACCTGAAAGTTGCTTTGTAAAAAGAGTATCTCCTAATCCAGACTTATGAACCAAATATTTAAAGAAGGCATCTTTAACTTTATCGTCATGTATATCCATGAGTTTTGGGGAATATATGACATCAACTAAAGTATTAAGTTTGTCTAATTGCTGAGTACCACTAGTCCAGGTTCCCGAAAATCCACCTCCGATTCCTGAGGGTAAATGGTTAAAAGGCCTATATTTAGCTGGTATAAGGTTATTATCTCTCCAACCGCCACAAACCTCATAATTTCTAAATAGATACTCTGAAAAAGCTTTCATAGCATCATTAAGTTCTATGGTCTGCCCAGCGTATAGCTTATGAACCATAAGGCCACTAACTATAGACGAGCCATCATAACGGCGACCTTTTCGATAATACTCAGTACTTCTATCTGTTCTCCATATAGGAGTTGGGGATGAGGATGCTCCTGGCGAGCCACTTGAATTAAGGAAGTATAACCAACTCAAGTTTTCAATTAAATACTTGTGTGTGCCTGAGGGACTATCCGCATACACCCCTCCAGTCTTCCGAAGATTATCCTCAAAATGATCTATGGTAATTCTAGGGAGGAGAGTACCAGAGACAAATGCACCAAAGGAATTACTAGTATCAAAGCTTTTTATACTAACTGATAACGGGTGGAGAATAAATCTCTCAAAATCTTCTGGAGTTATTCGAGTTAGATTATTTTGTTTTATAAAGTAATGTGATAATCCAGAAGCGTTATTAATTGAAGAGAGGTAAGTTCCAGGAATAGCACTAACAAATAAACCACTTCCAGCAGTTGACATGATATCTGCTGCTCTAACATGGCTATTAATTATATCCTCAATAGGATCTAATTCAGTCCCACTTAGGTCAAGATCATCTTGCAGATACATCCCAGGAACTATGATTTTTATAGCTTCATCATAGTTCCTTTTTGTATATTTCCTTTTTCTCGGATCAAAATATCTAGGATTAAATACCATTTATATCGAAATCATATTTATTGTAAGGTTATTTAGTTGAATAATTTCATTATGTTCAACCATGATATCATCAGAAATATTATCCACAGTAGCAAACCGAACAGCTTCAACATTATGAATTGATCTAGCTAAATCTTGAAGATAAAAAGCCTGCCCAAATTCTATGTTATCAACGAAGAAATAATTTAAAATATTATCTCTTACTACTGTTTGTATTTCTGGTTCCATTCTTTCAAGTTCTTTATCAATTCTAACAGTAACCACTAAGTCCAAGGCTCTGACCAAACCATCAACCACCACTAATTCATCTGTGAGCATCTTCTTCCTGTTCATTGCTGTAAGAAGTTCACTCTTAAATTGTGGGGTTGCCCGTCTTAATTGTAAATCATTAGCTTTCTCCAACACATAAATATCAATTACATTAGCTGAACTAAAAGCTTTTCTTACTGAGGCTGTAGCTTTTCCAACCGATCCATACTTGGAAATAAAAGTATTAGCGAATGCTTCGAAGTCTGGGAGAGTAACGATTCTGTCTTGCCTTCTAAACGTTTGAGGAGCATACCTCTTTGCATGATCCACAGTTTCTGCATCTGCTCCCCCAACTCCAACAGAAGTATTTGTTATTTCCCCGATATACTCTGTAGCCCCTATAGCCCCAGTAATCGAAGTATTAATAGCGTTACTTCTTATGTTTCCCCTAGACCCTCCGCCTATGCGATATGTAATAATATAGTTGTCGCCAACGTTTGGTGATTGAGAGATAAAATTGTCTCCAAAGACTACTGTGGCATTAAAATCGTCATCGGTTAAAAGTTGAAAGATCTTATCCGAAGAACCAGAAGCAAAATAAATATTATCAACTTCGCTATAAGCACCGCTAGTCCCACCCTGCCCAGTAATAAATACATCTGCACTACCTTCTACGACAGGGGCTTGTTCCAAAGTAACAGTTTTAGTATCCTCTGTTGACGCAAAAGTTCCTTCTTGAACTACTAGTGATCCTTCTAATAATGCAACGTTTGTATGAACAGAGGACACTCCTCCATGAGATTCAGTGCCCACCAAACTAACATTACCTGTTGAATTAGCTGTATCTACCATACCATCACTTTTTACTTTATATAAAGTATAGGTAACCAGTTCCCCATCTTCAGGAGAGGTTACGGTTATTACTCTATTAGCGGGGGTGATGGATATAGCCACATCAAGATCTCCAGGTTGCCATGGAGAAGCACCAGCACTCGTCCAAGGCCAAATTATTCTAGCATTGGTAGCAGCAGAAATAGGACCTCGCATCCTAACTCCAATTAACTCTAAGAGCTTTTGAACGTTATTTCTTTGCCTAGCTGTCTTCAGATAATTCTCATTAGCCAACGCATCTGCTTTATGAGATAATACTGCCCCCATATAGGCAACAATTTCTATCAGCATTACCCCTAAATCGGATTCTTGAAAATTTTCATAATCTAAAGGATAAACTGCTTTGATATAATCAATCAGCCCTTGCCTTAATTCTATAAAATCTGTCCCTGCGAAATTAATAAAATTAGGCTTTTTACTTTTTGGCATTACAACCGATTTAAGAAAATCAGATTTTACTTCTCCTGTGAATGGCATTATCCTATTTTAACTCCTACATCAAAAGTAACTTCATCACTGTCCAATAATTTGACCAACAATTTTACGTGAAGAGCTTGCATCCCCTCTGCTCCATACTCATCTAAAGGGAAAACTCCTAACCGTAAAACCTCTACGTTCCTAGCATATCTAGTTATCGAAGTAAGTATAGTCTCTTTAATGGACTCAAATAATTCCTCGTCTAAAGGTTGAAATAAATATTTATTTAAAGCACATCCAAACTTAGGAAGAAGGATCCTTTCCCCAGGCTCAGTTCTTAAAATTTGTTTTAGGTTGTTGTAAGCAAGCTCCTTACCTGTCTCCTTACTAAAATACCCCTTATGAATATTTTTTGACAGAGGGTAAGACAGCCCGAAAACCTTTCTTCTAACATTAGAAGGAGTTTCTTTTCGAACTCTCTTTGTAGGTTGAGTGCCATAAATTGTTGTTGAATCGTGAATTACCATAATAATTTCCTACGTACCTGGGATCGGATCAGGGTCCGTAGGTTCTCCTATAATCGGTCCCCCTCCTGGGGCATATGTCCTAACAGTTTTAATATTCTCAAAGAAAGTCTTCTGAGCTTCATAGTTAGAACTAATTTGTTGAGTATCCAAGGCCTTGTTATAAAATTTCG